GCCACCTTCCCACGGGCCTGTACTCATTCCACCACCTCAATAGTCCAATGGTTGTCTATCTCAATGGGGTCGCCGTCCCTGCCAGTAAGCTCTGTACGCTTAGTCTCTGTCCATCCTGCTTGGTGGGATAGCCAGAACTTAGCCGCATTTACGTCACCTTCCATGCCTTTTGTTTGCAATGATCCAGCCATCTGAGCAATCGCTAATGCCTTACCCTTCCTATACGCTTCAGCAAGTTCTGGCTGTCTTTGCATGGCTTTTTGTAACGTATTGAAAGCGCAACCAAAATAATCAGCTAACTGCTGCTTGGTAAGTGATGGGGCAAGCTCAAAACATTCCTTCACTTCTTGCTCTGTGAAGACTCGTGGTGGCCTGTGTGGAGGGTTACTCACTGGTCTAACTCCTGTGGTGTTTTGCCGATTGTATCATGCTTCCTGTTTCTTCTTCGAAGCGTACCGAGCGAATGTCTCATCACGGAGGGCAACGCTTTTGTTAGAGAAAGACTGAGGCGGAAAGACTTGTATCTTCCCACCCTTAGCCAAGAACTCTTCTGTTTGCTTTTGGATTATCTCACTAAGCCAAGAGGTGTCCTTCATAATGCGATGTCCATGTTAAACATAATGGGTAGGTTTAGCTTCCTGCGTTGCTCACGCCGAGCTAATGACTCTTTGATTTGCTTGTAGTCATTATAACCTATTGTTTTGCCTTGTTTAAGTGTTTCATGCGCCATCATGATCATGGTTTCGTCCCAATCGGACTTCTTGTTGAGTAACCAATGACGGTCGTATTCCGTCTTAAAGGGCTTATCAAACAGTACGTCAGGCTTCATCCCAAGGGCTTGGACTATCTCTGGGCCTTTAGCACCACAGGCATGACAAAACATGAGAATCTTGTCTTCTGCCTCCTTGATGGACATTGAGGGGTTGTTATCCCCATGTACAGGACAGCAAGCTACATAGTTCTTACCTGATTTCCTAACCTTATCTAAACTACCAAGAATACGTTCTAGGTTTAACACTTCCCATTCTCCTCTTTATATTTATATGTGCGATGAAGTTTAATACTTCTCTGGTGACAGTTTTAGGCGTTCTGTCTACGCCTTGAGGCCACACGCCGAACTTCTGGCGATAGTAATGACTAGCCCAGCCATCCTTGTAGCCCTTCTCCTTGGCGTACTGGACAAACTGACCCATCCAATCAGACTTGTCTTCTACCTTGAAGTCTTTACTGGCCTTCTTGAGCATTGAGCCGTCATCCTTGAACACAGGCTCGTTGGATGGAATACAGTATCCACAGGCGCATTTTCTACCTTGGAAGGCTGCGCTACACACTGGGCAGTCTCTGGTTATCTTTTCTTTCTCTTCCTTCTTGAGTTGCTTACGCTCATTGAACTTCTGTGTGCCGTCGTCTAGCTTGGAAGGGACTATATCCTCTGGGAAGCCAAACGTCTTGAGGTTTCCTGCGTGGTCAAGATACGTTGATTTTTCCTTACCTTCTGCGATGCGCCAGATTCTGCCTGCCCTCTGGACAAAGGCTATCGGGCTTTTTGTTGGGAAGCAGTCTATCAATATCTCTACTGAAGGATCGTCATATCCCACTCCTAGAAGGCGACTGCAACACAACACCTTGCACCTGCCCGATCTATGATCATCATAAATATACTTACGCTCTTCTTCACCCATGTAACCATCAATGTGAAGGGCAGGGATGCCAGCAGCGTTGAACCTTTCCACCATTGACTTGGAGTGCGCTACCGATGGACTAAACGCTATGGCCTTTCTCTGTAGGTCGTTGGAGTGCTTGCGGTAATTCTCCACAATGTCCCCATTGAACGTCTCATCATCCATCATAGCCTTACCTAATGCTTCTGGGTCGTAGTCCGAGCCACCAGTTGATAGGGCTTTGGTCTTTATACCTTTACGGTCTATGGACTTCCCAACGTAATAATCCGTAGGACACAGCCAGCCCTTGTCTAGTAGCTGTCTGGTGGTGGTGGTGACTATCAGATCATCCCAGTGCAAACCGAGCGATTTACTGAATGGCGTGGCGCTAAGCCCTATGAACGGCACGTTGTCATAACGCTTCATGAATCCCTCTACCAAGCCTTTGTACATGGTGTGGCATTCATCCACTATCGCTAAGCCGAAAGTCAGGTGATTACGCCGTACAGCCGTCTGGATGGACGCTATCTGGATTAAGCAGTTAGGGTCATACCGTGGGTCATCGCCCTGTAAGACGCTGTATGAAGCTCCTAGACGGTCAAATGTGTCAGTGGTCTGGGAGACGAGTTTAATCCTGTCGCAGAAGAAGACAGATCGAATACCCTTCTCTGCTGCGTTCATCATGATATGGGCTGCTATCATCGTTTTACCCATACTACATGGCGCTGCCAGCAAGGGTCGCATCTTACCTTTGCGTAAAGACTGCCTCAGAGCTTCTACCGCAACCTCTTGGTGTGGTCTAAGCTCTATCATCATGACACGCCTTAGTAGATTTTGTGGGCTTCCACAGAGAAGCTAGGATTTCGTTCAATCTTAGGCACTCGTCACAAAACATCGTACCCTTTAATGACCTTACCCACTTTGGGCAGGATTCACAGCGCATGACATTGTTGACTCTAGCCATTGACTTCCACCACTGTGATTTGCTCCTCAAGGGTTTCACGAGCAACCTTCTCTGCTTCTGACTGAAGGATTGAACTCTTTGACTTTTCCCAGAGACGCTGTTGGATTATCGCAGCCTCAGCGACAACATGGTCGTCAATATACCAACCACGGTACTTTTCAATACTTGCCTTGTCCTTGGCGCAGTAGCCAAACCTTTCACCGTTACGAGCTAAGCTCCACATTAGAAGTCCTCCCTTCGAACACCGTTATAATCATACATATCCAACACAGGAACATCGTGCAGGTCTGTGTACCTGTTCCAGATTTTAGAGTCTAGGTCGTCCATGATGAAACGCTTGGCTATGTCAAAGTAAGGTTCGTACTTGATAAAGAAGTCATCGTGGCTCATCTTGCCAGCAAATGCCTTAGCCATATCAACATGGAACTGCGCGTATTCAGCGTTTGAGCTTTCATGAAACATTAGCTCTTGAAGCTCGTCAGGGCTTTCCTGAGTCGCAGCAATGACCAGTTCATTAGCGGCTGCATCTGTCGCTTCTACGCAGCGGTTTTCACGGTCAATGAGATTATCAAGGTTTGCGTCAATCGCGTCTTTTACGAAGTCCATATTACTCTCCACAAGTAATGTTAAGGTTTTTGAAGTCAGGCCAGCCAAACTCACCACTGGTTTCTTTAAACAGGCACACCATCTCAGTGTACTCATCGGCTGCGCGTTCAGCCTCTTGACGGTCAAATGCGCCAGCAACACTTAGAGCTGCCAGTAGTGCAGCGAAAAAAATCATTGCCAAAGTCTCTTTCATGTCAGTCTCCAAAATGCCCCCGAAGGGGCTATTGATATTATTTTTCATACCACTCTGAGCGGTATGCTTCGCTTTCAACAACAGCGTCGTTGTATTCATCCATAATGCCAGTAAATAATTGGCGAAAGATAAATAGCGCCTGATTGTAAGAATCACATTCAACGACTTCATCGTGGCTCTTACTCCAGACTTTATAAGTACCGTCGCCATTGTCACCGATCTGAATAGTTTCGATAATTTTCATGTCATTCTCCAATGCCCCAAAGGGCGCGTTAGTCTTTACTGCCGTAATACTGTTCGGAAGTTCCTCCCAAACAAGCTGCCCAAGCGTCCAAAACCCGCTCAGATTCTTCTTCGTAAGGGTAGCCAAATGAATCTACGTTTTGACCTGCCTCCATTACTTGGCTTTCTGTAAGCTCTGGATATTCCGCTATTAGCGCTTCTAACTTTGCTTGAAATTGATCGGTGTTCATCTTTATTTATCTTATTTAGTGAATGTAGGGCTATTGTGCCTGCATCTAAGGTAGCGGTCAACACTTTTTGTTTACTAAGTTGAATCAGTTTGTATCAATTACTCTTTCTCTGCCTATTGCCTTCTCAGTAGCATGACACTCTGGGCAGTACCAGCACACACGGTATTTCACCATTTCTCCATCTGTTACTCGCTCTTGAAAGCCTATGACTTCGCCCATTGTTTCACCACAGCGGCACGGCTTCTCAGATAAGTCATCCATTTGATTTCCTTAAAGTTTTTTCTGCTTACACGAATTTTAGGCACGGTTGCCCTTTTTCCCCCGCAAACAACCCAGAGCCTTATACACCCTGACACTTGCGTCCGCCGTAGCGAAAGTCCGTAGACTTGGTACTCAATATAACGCCCACCTGAGTGAGTCGCTTCCCCCTGACTTGACGCTTCACAGCGTGGATCAGTCAGCCACTATTGTATAAGTATCTCACCAGCGGTTCGTGGCAGTCGTGTTTGCGGTTGCCTGTTGTCAAGGGCCAAGACAGAGCAGGACATTGGTGCTGGTTTAACCTCCCATTTCTGGGGCTGCATTAAAGGCGACAGCTTGCATGAGCCAGAGTACGTCAGGCTTTGCCACACGGTCGGGGGACTAGATATAGGGGAAAGGGATTGTGACGGGCGCAAGATGTTGTGTATACTTGCCTTGTCGGGTTTCCTTCTTTCCACGGTCTAGTCGGAATTTAGGGCTGTCAACCCACCGACCTTTGAATGATATTCTCCTTTAGATGTAATTTCAAGCCCCTCTCCACAAGGGGCTTTTTTTTTGCTTGCGGTTTTTTATTGGATACCAGATAATGAGCTTGCTTATCTGTATGAGTGGTCTTTAGAACTTCGACCTTTGTATGTTTTAGTTCCTACGACTTTGGTGATGCGGTTAGCGAATTTAGAAGTACCTTTGATTGAGCATCGTTTGGTAGCGCGTTCAATCGATAGTAGAGATGGCAACCATTGCCAGACATGATGCGGAGGGGTTCTTCCCAACCCTTTCAGGCAGTCTCTGACCAGTCTGCCAATCAAGAAAGCCCCGTAACTGGGGCTTTTTTTTCGCCTGCAAAAAGTCACTTATTCAGGTGGTAATTTTCTGCTGAATTTACCTTTACAACGACAAATGCGGGTAAAAAATCTTCCAAATTGTCGTAGTAATTCCGATTCACCGAGTAGTAATTACTATTGACTACGACAAATCAGAGCAACAAATCTTCCGAATTGTCGCAGTATGTCAATGAAAGTTGTTGACCCATGTCTACATTAGCAGTAGACTGGCTGGGCATATCTAAAGGAGATTACTATGCAAACATCAGAAAACATTAACGAATTGGCTACTGCGCTATCAAAAGCACAGGGTCAAATGGGCGGCGCTATTAAAGGTGCTGACAATCCTTTCTTTAAATCTAAGTACGCTGATTTAGGTAGTGTCATTGCTGCCGTAAAAGAACCGTTAGCTGAAAACGGCTTATCTTACGTCCAGTTTCCCTTTGCTGTTGAAGGCAGTGTAGGCGTGATAACTAGACTCATGCATTCCTCTGGGCAGTTTATTGCTTCTAGCTTTGCTATCCCAGCTCCTAAGAATGATCCGCACACATACGGCTCATTAGTGACGTATTGCCGTAGGTTCAGTTTGCAAAGCGTACTGGGAATTCCCGCTGAGGATGACGATGGCAATGCTGTTACTCAAGCTGCTAAGACTCTCATTAACGCAGGTCAGGTTGCGTCTCTTCAGGCTTTAATGGAGATGACTGACACTAAAGAGTCCCAGTTCCTCAAAGCCTATGATGTGGAGAGTTTAAAGCAATTAACCACAGACCAGTTCAAACACGCTGTTCCTTTACTTGAGAAGAAAAGAGAGAGGCAATCATGATCCAAGGTAGTGATGAATGGCTACAAGCCCGAGTTGGCGTAGTCACAGCCAGTAACTTCTCTAAGGTCTTCACCACCTTGATCGTGACTGGGAAAC